GTTATTATACTGCTCAACGTGCTGGAATTGGTCTTAATGCTGGCAGGATCCGAGGTATCAATTCTCGTATCCGAGGCGGTGAAGTCCAACATACGGGAATCATACCGTTCCTTAAAAAATTTGAAAGTACGGTTAAGTGCTGTACTCAAAACGGCGTTAGGGGCGGTTGTGCAACTGTTCATTTCCCTATTTGGCACCAAGAAATAGAAGATATACTTGTTTTAAAAAACAATCAAGGTAGTGAAGATAATAGAGTTAGAAGATTAGATTACTCTATTCAAATCTCAAAATTATTTTACGAAAGATTTATTAATGATGAAGAGATAACTTTATTTTCACCGCACGAAGTACCAGGTTTATATGACGCTTATGGTACTCCAGAATTTGATGATATGTATATTAAGTATGAGAAAACAACAAAATCTATTACAAAGAAAAGAGTAAAAGCACAAGATGTTTTTATGTCATTACTACAAGAACGTGCAGAAACAGGACGTATCTATATTATGAACATTGACCACGCAAATACTCACTCTAGTTTTAAAGATAGAGTTTATATGTCTAACTTATGCCAAGAAATTACATTACCTACAAAACCTATTCAACACATTGATGATGAGAATGGTGAAATTGCATTGTGTATTCTATCAGCAATTAATATTGGTAAGATAAACAGTAATGATGAATTAGAACCTTTATGTGATTTAGCAGTTAGAGGATTAGATGAAATAATAGATCATCAAAACTATCCAGTAAAAGCAGCAGAAATATCTACAAAGGCAAGAAGAAGTTTAGGTATTGGTTATATTGGTTTAGCACATTATCTTGCTAAAAACAAAGTTAAATATGACGATAAAGAAGCATATAAACTAGTAGATGAACTAACCGAAGCGTTTCAGTTTTATCTATTAAAAGCAAGTAATGATATTGCAAAAGAAAAAGGTAAGTGTGATTACTTCGATAGAACTAAATATGCAGATGGTATCTTACCTATTGATACTTACAAAAAAGAAGTTGATGAAATTGTACCACACAAAAAACGTATGGCGTGGGAATCATTAAGAAAAGATATAGAGAAATATGGTTTAAGAAATAGTACATTAACAGCACAGATGCCTAGTGAATCTTCAAGTGTTGTGTGTAATGCAACTAACGGTATTGAACCACCACGAGATTATCTATCAATTAAGAAATCAAAGAAAGGTACATTAAAACAAATTGTGCCTGATTATCATAGATTTAAGAACTTCTATACTTTGTTATGGGACCAGAAATCTAACGAAGGATATATAAAGATTGTTGCTATAATGCAAAAGTATTTTGACCAAGCAATATCAGGTAACTGGTCTTATAATCCACAAAATTACGAGGACAATCAAGTACCTATATCTGAAATGGCAAACGACTTATTAATGACATATAAGTATGGGTGGAAGACTTCATATTATCATAACACATATGACGGTAAAACAGATGATGAACAACCAATGCACCCTATGACTTATGATGAACCTGAAGTAAAACAAGAAATAAAAGAAGAAGAAATTTTAGACGAAGCGGATTGTGACGCTTGTGCTATATAACAAGAAACATTTAAACAAAGGAAACTATAGTGGCAAAAAGTATATTAGATAAACAGAATGTCGATTACACAAAAGCAGAAATGTTTTTTGGACCAGATTTAGCAATTCAAAGATATGATAAATTTAAATATCCAATCTTTGATAAACTAACACAACAACAATTAGGTTTCTTTTGGAGACCTGAAGAGGTATCTTTACAGAAAGATAGAAACGATTATAATGAAATAACTGAAAGTCAGAGGTTTATCTTTACATCTAATTTAAAATATCAAACAATGTTAGATTCTGTACAAGGAAGAGGACCTTCTATTGCATTTTTACCTTTTGTATCATTACCAGAATTAGAAGGTGCTATAGTTGCTTGGGACTTTATGGAAACAATTCACAGTAGATCATATACTTACATTATTAAAAACTTGTATTCTAATCCAAGTGATATATTTGATAACATATTGACAGACGAAAAGATTTTAAAAAGAGCAGAATCAGTTACAAAAACTTATGATGATTTAATTGAAATGGGTATGAGGTATCAATTAGATTCTAGTAAAGTTGATATGTATGAACTAAAGAAAAGATTATGGTTAGCACTTACAAGTGTTAATATACTAGAAGGATTAAGATTCTATGTATCATTTGCTTGTTCATTTGCATTTGGTGAATTAAAACTATTAGAGGGTTCAGCAAAAATTATATCGTTTATTGCTAGAGATGAATCACAACACTTAGCAATGTCACAAAGAATTATTAATAACTATATTGATTATGAAAACGATAAAGTAATGCTTAAAGTTATTAAAGATACTAAAGATGAAGTATATAAAATGTATGATGACGCAGTACAACAAGAGAAACGTTGGGCAACTTATCTATTTCAAAATGGTTCTATGATAGGATTATCAGAAAAACTATTACATCAATTTGTAGAATATACTGCTAATAAAAGAATGAAGTCAATTCAGTTAGAACAAAGATACGAACAAAAAACTAATCCATTACCTTGGACAGATCATTGGTTAAATTCAAAGTCTTTACAAAACGCACCACAAGAAACTGAAATTGAATCATACATTATTGGTGGAGTTAAACAAGATGTTAAAAAAGATCAATTTAAGAAATTTAAACTATAATGAAAACTATTACCCATACTTGCGAACATTGTGATTCAGAATTTGTATTAACGTTTGATCCTGACAAAGGCGAACCATCTTCTTGTCCATTCTGTGCTGTCGATATAGAATTTGAAAAGCAGAAATTAGATTATGATTCAGACGATTGGAATTGATTACAGTTTAAATTCTCCTGCTGTTTGTATTTGTACTGTTGAAAAACTTACTTACACAACTTGTGAATTTCACTATCTCACATCTAAAAAGAAATTTGAAGGTGTATTCAATAAGAATATTCACGGTCATTTAAGACCAGAATATAATAGTCCTACTGAACGATTTTCAAACATATCAGATTGGGTATTAAAACTCATAAAAGAAAAATGTAATAACCCTATGGTTTTTATAGAGGGATATTCATTTGGTAGTAAAGGACAAGCAGTATTTCAAATTGCTGAAAACGGTGGTATATTGAAGTATAAATTATATAAAGAGAATATACCTTTTGATCTGATTGTACCTAGTGTAGTTAAAAAGAATGCTACAACTAAAGGTAATGCAGATAAACAATTGATGTATGATACATTTAAGAAAGACACAAAACAAGACTTAATGAAAGTTTTTGACCAAAAAACACTAACAAATCCAGTAACAGATATAATAGATAGTTTTTACATTAATTATGTGGGTCGAGCAAATTACATATAAGTATATAAGAGAGAGGTTATTATGAAAGCAGGTAAAATATGGGGTTCAACAGAATTAATCCACGCTAATGGCGTATTAGAATTTCATAGAATTGAATTTAAAAAAAATGTTGCTTGTTCTAAACATCAACATAAACATAAATGGAATGGTTTCTTTGTAGAATCAGGCAAAATGCTTGTGAAAGTATGGCAAAAAGACTATGCTTTAGTAGATGAAACTATTTTAAATCCTGGTGATTTTACAAGGGTCAAACCAGGTGTCTATCATCAATTTATAGGATTGGAAGACGGTGTTGCCTTTGAGTTATATTGGGCAGAATTTGACCACAATGATATTGAAAGAGAAACGGTAGGACATACAGTAAATGATTAACATTTTTATTGGTTATGATGATAGAGAAAAAATAGCATATCACGTCTTATCAGAAAGTATATTAAGACACTCATCAAAACCTGTATCAATTACACCTGTAAAACTATCTACAATCAAAGATGACTTCGTAAGAGCAAAGGTTCCTAATCAATCTACAGACTTTGCATTTAGTAGATTTATTATACCACACCTTTCTAACTACCAAGGTTGGTCGTTGTTTATGGATTGTGATATGTTAATGAGAACTGATATTGCTGAACTATGGTCATTAAGAGATGATAATTATGCCGTACAAGTTTGTAAGCACGATTATCAACCAAAAGAAACTACAAAATTTTTAGGACAACAACAGCAACCATATGCTAAAAAAAACTGGTCAAGTTTTATGTTGTTTAATAATAAAAAATGTACATCACTAACACCTAACTATGTTAATAGAGCAACAGGATTAGAACTTCATCAATTTAAATGGTTAGAGTCAGATGATTTAATAGGTGACTTACCTTTAGAATGGAATTGGTTAGTTGGTGAATACAAACACAAACAAGAGGCAAAAAACGTACATTATACATTAGGAGGTCCTTACTTTCAAAACTATATGACCTGTGATTATGCAGACGAATGGTTTAATGTATATGCAAGTACAGTTAAGATAGAGTTATAAAATGTCAGTAGTTAGATATATGAAATGGTCAGAATGTCTATCACATAAAATTTGGCCTAAAGTATTAAAAGGTTGGGAAGATCCTGATAGATTTTTTTGGGGATTAGCAGATAACATAACTGAAGAACTTAAAGATATAAGAAACAAAGAACAAGACTATTGGTATATTGATGTTGGATATTTAGGAGATCAAATACAAAGATATCCAGAACCTGCTATAGTAAATCCTAAAACAACTTATTTTCGTATTGTTAAAAATGGTATTCATATTAATCTTTCTAATCCTGATAATAGACAAGGTTTCTATGTTGAAAGAATAAAGAAGTTTAATATAGAACCAAAACCATTTAAAGAAAACGGTGACTATATTTTACTTTGTCCTTCATCACCAACTGTTACTAAATTTGTAACTGGTTATGATTATCAACAATGGATTGATAATGCAACAAAACAAATTAAATTACATACAGATAGACCAATCAAGTTAAGAGAGAAACCAAGACCAAATAATAAATTTTTTAATACAGATATAAAAGATGATTTAAAAAATGCACATTGTTTAGTAACAAGTATGAGTTTATCTGCTGTAGATGCTATACTAGAAGGCGTGCCTGTGATATGTCATAAAGAGAATGTAGCGTCTTATGTATCATCACAAGATATAAAAGGAATTGAAGATCCTTTTTATCCACCTGAAACAAGATTATATT